TTTTGACTTGGCAGATCGCATTCGTGCTATCCGGGGCAGCAAGCCGGTCTGGGCCTTTGTGGCCGAACACGCCTTCTCGGCCGGCTATGCGCTGGCCAGTCAGGCTGATCGGATCTTGCTACCTCGCACTGGGGCCGTAGGCAGCATCGGTGTGGTCGTCATGCATGCCGACATGAGTGGTCAGCTGGATCAGGACGGCATGCGTGTCACGCTGATCCACTCCGGTGAGCACAAGGTCGATGGCAATCCTTATGAGCCACTGCCCGAAGATGTGCGGGGCGATATCCAGCGCGAAATCGATGTGCTGCGGTTCCTCTTTGCCAAGACCGTTGCGGCGGGTCGTACGGGACGGTTGGATATTGATGCCGCCATGGCCACTGAGGCCGCCACTTATCGCGGCGTCGATGCCGTTGCCGCGGGCCTTGCTGATGAGGTGACCGATCTGGCTGGCGGGTTGACCGCGTTCCGAGAGGTCATATCCAGCGGTTCAGCATCCACGATCACACGCCGAATTCCCGCATCAGCACGCCAGACCATCACCCACCAAACCAGCTCCCGAAAGGAATTAGCCATGGCCCAAGTGCCCGATACCGAAACCACCTCGCCGGAGGATGCCGATGGTCTGCAGATGGATGATACAAGCAACACTTCTGATGCTGCACCAGCACATGATGATGCCCTCGCCGCCGCCAGCGCGCCTGCTGCATTGGTACCGGAAGCAAGCTTACCCACGCCACCTGCGCCCTCCACTGCAGAGGCGCCCGCCCCAGCGGCAGCACAACCCGGCAATCTGGCCGAAATCTCGGCGCAGCTGCGCGAGGCGGCCGCGGAGGTCACCGAAATAGCCGCACAAGCCGGACGGCTCGGCATCGCCATTGATGCCGCACAGGCGCTGCGCGACGGGACCACACCAGAGGCTTTGCGCTCACTCGTGTTGCAGCGCGCTGCCGCAGCAGCTGATGCCCGCGACATTGTGGCAGCCCCACCTTCGCCCGTGCTGCCAAAATCTGCTGAAAGCCCGATCATTGCCGCCGCAAAACGCGCGGCCTCTGCGGGCGCAAAGGGCTGAGTCCCACCCCACCCTCTTGCCCTGCCACCTGATCCCCTGCCGCACCTTCCCGGCAGGGGATTTCGTTTTGACCACTGATCACAAGGATCCCCGACATGACCGTCCTGACCCAGCCGCCCACTATGGGCGATGTTCTCAAATACGAACTGAACCCCAACTTTACCCGTGAATCAGTGACCCTGCTGGCGGGCACCGCCTATCCCGTCGGCGCCGTCCTCGGACGCATCACGGCCAATGGCAAGTACAAGATGGCAACTTCGGGCGGATCGGATGGCGCCCAAACGGCCGCGGCCGTTCTGCTCTACGCGGTCGATGCCTCCGATGCTGATGCCACCGCCATCATCCTCGCCCGCGGCCCAGCCATTGTCTCGAAAGCAGCGCTCGTCTTTGATGCCACCGTCGATGACGGTGCGAAAATTGCCACAAAGCACGGTCAGCTGACTGCGCTGGGCATCATCCCGCGCGATAGCGCCTGATCCGGCTGCCTGCAGCTGCCAACCATCCCCCTGCCCTTTTCCCCCGGAGTTTCCCCATGACCATCACGCGCAACCCGTTTGACGCGGGCGGCTATTCGCTCGCTGAAATGACGCAGGCCATCAATATCCTGCCCAATCTCTACACCCGTCTGGGCCAGATCGGCCTCTTCCGCTTTGAGGGCGTAACGCAACGCTCCATCGTGATCGAACAGCGCGAGGGCGTTCTCAGCCTTCTGCCCTCCGTGCCGCTGGGTGCGCCAGCCACCGTGGGTAACCGCGAACAGCGCTCGATGCGGTCCTTTGCCCTGCCCTGGATCCAGCATGATGACGTGATCCTGCCTGCAGATATCCAGGGGATGCCAGCGCTGGGTGTATCGGACGCAGCTGATCCGCTGGTTGAGGTGATGAACCGCAAGCTCACGTTGATGCGCCGCAAGCATGCCCAGACCCGCGAATACATGGAGATGAATGCGCTGCGCGGTATCGTGAAGGATGGTGCTGGCACCACGCTATACAACTACTTCACCGAGTTCGGGCTTGAGAAAATCTCCATCGACTTCGTCTTTGGAACCGCAGGCACCAATGTGCAGGGCAAAGTCCGCAGCGTTTTGCGCGCCATGGAGGACAACCTGCTGGGTGAGACCATGACCACCGCGCATGCACTGGTCAGCTCGGAATTCTTCGACAAGTTGATCAGCCATCCCAAGACAGAAGAGGCCTATAAGTTCTTCTCCGCCACTGGTGGCCAGCCACTGCGTGAGGACATGCGCCGCGCCTTCCCCTTCGCCGGCATGCTGTTCGAGGAATACAATGGTTCGGTCACCCTCTCGAACGGCACCTCGGAACGTCTGATCCCCGCAGGCGAGGGTATCGCTTTTCCGCTTGGCACCTTTGACACGTTCACCACCTATGGTGGGCCAGCCAACCTTCTGGAAACCGCCAACACCACCGGCCTGCCGCTTTACGCGCGCCAGATGATTGACGCAAAAGGCCGCTGGATCGATCTGATGACGGAAAGTTCGATCCTGCCCGTCAATAAGCGGCCTCGCATGGCGATCCGTTTGCACTCAGGCAACTGAGGCTGAACGGGTATGACGGCATTCATTGCAGCCCTTGATCTGCTCTTTGCTGATCCAAACCTTGCCCATGAGGCATGGCATCGTGACAGCGAAGGGCAGTTCACCCGCATCCGCATTATCATGCGTCGCAATGATGATGTGACCACCTTCGGGGCCGCACGGTTGGTCTCGGAGACATTCCGTTTCGATGTGCGCGTGTCTGAAGTGCCCGCACCCCGCCCCGATGAGCAGATCCTCTTTGGCGAAGAAACCTTCCTGATCCAGGGCGAACCCCTGCGGGATCGCGAGCGGCTGATCTGGACCATTGAGGCAAAACCGGCATGAAGCTCGACCTGTCTGTCGCGGGCGACATCGTTATCGCAATGCAGGCCGAAATCCTCACAGGCGAAAAGGCAGTCACAGCTGCCATGCGCGTTGCGGGTAATACCCTGAAGTCGGACTGGCGGGCGCAGGTCACGCGTGCTCGTCTTGGACAACGGCTTGCCAACACGATCCGGTCCAAGATCTATCCTGCTACGGGCGAAAGCTTTGATGCTGCAGCACTGGTCTGGTCCAATGCGCCTCATATCATCGGCGCGCATGACACCGGCCCGCTGATCCGGTCAAAGGACGGCTTCTGGCTTGCCATTCCTACGCCGGCGGCAGGCAAAGGCGCCCGCGGCAAGGCGCTCACACCCGGCGAATGGGAACGCCGGCGCGGGCTGCGATTGCGTTTTATCTATCGACGCCGGGGTCCAAGCCTGTTGGTCGCAGATGGTCGGCTGAACAGTCGCGGGCTGGGCGTGGCATCTCGGTCGAAAACCGGACGCGGGAAGGCGACGGTGCCGATCTTTCTGCTTGTGCCGCAAGTGAAGCTCGCGAAACGGCTCGATCTGGCGCGCGATGCTGACCGCGCGCAGGCATCAATTCCAAGGTTAATTGTTTCAGGGTGGGTTGACGCTAAACTGGGGTGACAGCCGGTTCAGTACCCGGCCTCACGTTGATGTCGCACAGCAAGAACGACAGCCGTGTCGACGTCCAAACGGTAAAGAGCAACGTACCCGCTGCCTCCGAAGGTGATGAACCACTCGCGAAACTCTGGATCCATGTCCTCCACAGGGCGCCCTGCTCCCGGCTGGTCGCGCAAAATCTGCATCCCCTCGCGGATGGACTTGGCGGCGCGGCGTGCCGCGTCAGGGTTATTGTCGGCCAAGAACTTGTAAAGCCGCTCCACATCCCGCAGCGCTGCGGGAGACCAGATCAGTTGCGGCATTGAGGAATATCTGCCTCTTCACCAGCCTCGAGCTTGGCGAGCCAGGCATCTGCATCCTGATGCGTCACATGTTGGCCTGTCATCTGATATTCCTGCCAGGCCGCGAGACCTGCCTGGCGAAAGGCCTCACGTGCCTCTTCACGGGATAGGAACTGCGAGACGGCTTCGCGCAGCATCCAATGCGTCGAACGATCCTTCGCATCCGCAAGCCGTTTGAGGCGGTCGCGGGTTTCCTGATCAAGCTTCACGGCAATGGGGCGAACAGCATTCATGGGATTAGACCTCGTGAGTATCCATAGGTATTACCTATAACACTTTCTTGGCTGTGATAACAGACACGAATTTACCGTTAGGCTCTTAAATGCCCACCACACGCGAAACCATCCTGACCGCCCTGGCGGACCTGCTCAGCACGATCCCGCATGTGCCTGTGCTGCGCGGAGAAGTCCTACCAGAACGCATTCCGCCCGCGGGGCTGATGATCCTGCGCGATGGCAGTCCGGGTGAGCCCGGCGTGACATTGTCGCCACTGACCTATCATTTCCAGCACCGAGCCGAGCTCGAGGTGATCGTGCAACAGACGACAGATCGAGACGCCATCTTCGACGCGCTATTGGCCCAAATCAGTGCAGTGATCGCGGCTGACCGCACTTTGCGGGGATTATGCGACTGGGTTGAGCCGGAGGCTGCTGAACCCGTTGATGTACCAGTTGAGGGCGCTGCGTCTCTAAAAGCCGGGATCATTCCGATCATTCTGCATTACGCGACCAGCGACCCGCTAGCCTGACTGCACCAAATACCTGACATTGAAGGAGAGACAAAATGGCACGAGCCCAAGGGGCGCGGGCGCAGATGGCGCTGGCGTTCGAGACGATCTATGGCACTCCGCCTCTTGGCGGCTTTACGCGGATGCCCTTTGCAACGGCGTCGCTGGGTGCCGAGCAGCCGCTACAGGCATCAGAGCTTTTGGGGTACGGTCGTGATCCGCTTGAGCCCATCAAGAATGCACTGACCGCCGATGGCAACGTTGTTGTGCCAATCGATGCCGAAGGATACGGCTTTTGGATGAAGGGCGCTTTTGGTGCTCCGACGACAACTGGCGAGGGCCCCTATACCCACATCTACGCAAGCGGAAACTGGAGCCTGCCCGGCTTTTCTGTCGAAGTGGGCATGCCGGAGGTACCCAGCTTTGCGATGTATTCGGGCTGCATGGTGGACAGCTTCAGCTGGACCATGGGCCGGTCAGGGCTGTTGACATCCACAGTAGACATCGTCGCCCAAGGTGAGGATCTGGACACATCAACCCAAGTCGGGACACCCGCCACGCTGTCTCTCAAGCGTTTCGGTCATTTCAACGGCGCGGTGCAGCGCAACGGCGTCGATATCGGCAACATTGTCAGCGCCGAACTCAGCTATCAAAACAACCTTGATCGCATCGAAACAATCCGCGCGGACGGCAAGATCGAAGGCGCGGATCCGTCGATCGCCGCCATGACAGGCAATATCACCGTGCGCTTTGCAGACACTGCGCTGCTCAATCAAGCGATTGGTGGTCAGGCCTGCGCGCTGACGTTCGGTTATGCCCTCCCCACAGGCGAGGCGCTCACCGTGTCCGTCCCGCGGGTCTTTTTGCCACGTCCACGCCGGGAAATCTCCGGACCACAAGGTGTGCAGGTCACCTTCGCCTGGCAGGCCGCCCAGCAGGCCAATGGGGATCCAATGGTCAGCGTGACCATCACAAACGGGATTGAGATGTATTGAGCCGCGGTCACATTGAACCTTCCTGATGGTGGGCCGGTGCCCTGCCTGGTGCCTCTGACGAAAAAGCCCTCCAAGCGTTACGCTCGGAGGGCCGTGAGTGGGGGCGTTTTCGTAGTCGGTTATAATAACCTGCCATTCTAATTCATGGCTGCCTAATCAGCATCTTTCCCAGTGAGCAATAAAGCAACACATCCAAAGAGCGGTTTTTATCTCCTTGGATTTACAACGTCCTCAGAACTGCAAAACAAACAACGAAGGATACAAATATGCTGCAACTCAACCTATCCACGGACCCACAGTGGCTCGACTTGGGTCATGGTGTCGGCCTGCTTGTGGAGCCGCTCACCACTGCCATTATGCTGGCCGCGCGCAGCGATCCGGCGATTGTCGCCGCCGCGACTGATGCTGAAACCAACGCGTCCAACGACGATCTCGCGCGTATCGTGGCCAAAGCTGTCGCGCGCATCGTCGTGAAGGACTGGGAGGGTGTGGGCGATGAGGACGATAAACCTCTGCCACTGACCCCAGAAGGCATCGATGCGCTCTTGGAACTCTGGCCAATTTTTGAAGCCTTCCAGACCAAATACATCGCAGGCGCGCTGATACTGGATGCGGAAAAAAACGCCTGACCGCTCTCGCCGACTGGGAGTTCGGCGGGGGCGGTGAGTATTGCGCGGCATGCCCATCGGTATGTCCGGACTGTCCGCGTAGCAGTCATGCGCCACGCACACTTGAGGGCTGGAAGATCTGGGATCTTGTTCAGCGGCTTGGCGGGCAAGTTCGCGTTGCAGGCGGGATGAGCGGTGGCGCTGTCCTCGGTTGGGACATGGGTGCGGCGCTGCAACTCGGGGAGGCCCTCGGGCTTTCGCCGCTCATCATCGCGGAACTCTTGCCCCCGATTGAGGCGGTGATGGTGCGTAAGATCAATGAAACCATGCAGGCCGGATTAAGCCTAACCTGACCTCGCTCCCAATGGAAACGAGGTATCATCGCATTCCGAGGTCTTACTCTCATGGCAGAAAAACGCGTTTCCGTCCGGCTCTCAGCGACCGGCGGGCGACAGGTGCGCGCCGAGCTGGAAGGTGTCGGCGCGGCCGGATCTCGCGGCATGGGGCGTCTGAGCCGTGAATTGGACCAGGCAAATGCCCGCTTGGCCGCCTTCGCGCGCCGCGCCAAGATTGCGGCAACTGCTGCCGCAACTGCGTTGGCCGGTGCTGTCGTTGCGATGACGCGGTCCACGGTGGCGGCCGCCAATGAAATCAATCAGCTCTCCCAGGTTGCCAATGCGGCACCTGAGGTGTTCCAGCGGTGGTCTGCGGCCTCCGCCACAGTGGGCATTGAGCAGGAAAAGCTCGCCGATATTCTGAAGGACGTGAACGACCGTGTGGGGGACTTCCTGCAAACGGGCGGCGGCCCGATGGCGGACTTTTTTGAGAACATCGCGCCCCGCGTGGGCGTGACTGCCGACCAGTTCGCCCGCCTTTCCGGTCCTGAGGCGCTGCAGCTTTACGTCGACAGCCTTGAGAAGGCAGGCGTCAGCCAACAAGAGATGACCTTCTATCTCGAGGCCATGGCGTCCGACACAACGCGGCTGATCCCGCTGCTGCAAAATGGTGGAGCGGAGATGACCCGGCTTGGGGCGCAGGCGCAGGCGCTTGGGGCTGTTCTGGATGCGGATGCCATCGCCGCGATGCGCCGATCGGAACTGGCACTGGTTAGCATCGGCCAAGTCTTCACCGGCGTGCGCAACCGAATTGCCGTGGCGCTTGCTCCCTCGCTGGAGGCGGTGGCCAATGCTTTTGTCGCGCTGGCCTCTTCGACCAGTCCGATCAGCCGGGCCTTTGATGCGGTTCTGAGTAACCTTGACCGGTTGGCGATCTACGCGGGGACTTTCGCGACCTTTCTCGCCGGCCGCTGGGTTGCCGCGATGGCCGCGGCGGCCTTTTCGGTGCGCGGGTTGGCAACGACGCTGGTGGTTCTGAAAGGTGCCCTCATCCGCACGGGCATTGGGGCGCTGATCGTGGGCGCAGGCGAACTGGTCTATTGGTTCACCCAGCTGACGTCCGGTGCAGGCAGTTTTGGTGAGGCAATGCGCCTCCTGAAGGATGTGGCTGTCGAGGTCTGGGACAGAATCAAGATGGGCGCCTCAGCTGCCGGCGCGCGCGCCACGGCGATGTTCTTTGATCTGAAAGCTGATGCTGCGACGGGCATGGCGGGGGCGATTGAAAGCGTTGTCGCCTTTGGTAACGCCACGGCGAATACCTTTGAGGGGGCACTTCTCGCCGTCCGAGAAATCTGGTCCCGCCTGCCGGCCGTGATCGGCGATCTTGTTTACGCGGCCGCCAATCGCATGCTCGACGGGATTGAGGCCATGCTGAATGGTGCGATCGCCCGGATTGACGCCTTTACCGGCAAGATCCGCGATGCGCTGGCAGCTGTGGGGATCGAGACGACCTTCGGCGAAATTGGTGACATCAGTCTTGGCGATATCGACAATCCTTTCGCTGGTTCTTCAGCAGATGCTGGAAGTGCCGCTGCAGATGCATTCCGCAGGGCTTTTGAAGATAACCCGCTTACAGCGCCCGACCTTGGACTTGATGGGATTGCCGCCGAGGCACTCGACACGGCGAACACCTACCGGCAGGCCGCCACCGATTTGGCGGCCGGGGCCACAGCCCCGCTGACATCCTGGGCGGCACTCCGCGATGCTGTTGCGGGCACTGGCGAGGACGGGGCTGCCGCTCTTGATGACGCGACCGCCGCCGCTGACCGTCTGGCAGGCGCCATGGCCCAGGCCGGTGATGCCGTGGGTGGCGGCGGTAGCGGTGCCAGTCGCGGGGCGGCCGAGAAGATCGTGACCGGCTGGCAGGCCGTCTCGCAAGCCCTGAATTCTTATGCCACGGATGCCCTGAACTGGGGCAAAGGTCTCGGCGAAACCTTATCAAGCGCCTTTTCTGGTGCCGAGAGTGCATTCCGTAGTTTTGTGGAAACCGGCAAGCTCGACTTCAAGGGGCTGGTGCGATCGATCCTGGCGGATCTGGCCGTGTTGGCATTTAAGAATGCGGTGCTCGGACCCATTGCCAACGCGCTCTCAGGCGCTTTTGGCGGTGGTGGATCTGTTGCTGCAGCGGTCTCGCATGCCGGCGGCATGGTTGGGATCTCCGGTCATACACGCGCCGTGCCCGCAGCGGTCTTTGCGGGTGCGCCGCGCATGCATACTGGGGGTTGGGCCGGGCTGCGTCCTGATGAGGTGCCCACCATCCTGCAGCACGGTGAACGGGTGTTGTCACGCGCAGAGGTTGCGCGCGGCGGAGGTGGTACTACCCCGGTGGCCATAAATCTCAATGTGGATGCCCGCGGCGCGCAGATGGGCGTGGCCGAGCAGATCGCTGCGGTGATGCGCAGCGCCCAGCCGGAATTTGAACGCATTGCGGTGGCCGCCGTTGGCAATGCCATGCGGCGGGGACGCATGGCATGAACATCATTGTTGAATTGCCGCGCACCTGGGTGGCCGGCATTGAGCGGCGCTTGGTGACCGCCACCAGCCAGACGCAGTCGCCCTTTACCGGCACGACAGAAGTGCAGGACTGGGGTGGTGAATGGTGGGAATACGACATTGAATTCGCCGCGCAATCCGGACCGCTGGCGCGCTCGGTCTCTGCGGCCCTCGCGGCGCTTGGCTCTGGCCGGAGGCTTCTACTGTTTGCCGACCCTTCGATTGAGCCAAAGACCCTTGCGCAACCGATCACGCTGGCGGCCCCCATCACAGGCGGCAATGTGGTGCAGACGCAGGGCTGGCCACCGGGTCTGCCCGCTATAGCCTCAGGTGACTTTGTATCGATTGGCACCGCGCGTGACACACGGCTGCACCAGATCGCCTTTGATGTCACAGCGGACATCAATGGTCTGGCGACGCTGACGCTCTTTCCGGCCATTCGCAGCGCACTGTCGGCCAATACACCGTTGGAGGTGAACAGACCGCAAGTGCTGCTGCGCCCTACGAGTGCGGTGCCAACCCGCATTGAACGTGCGGCGCGTCATCGGTTCACCCTGTCAGCCCGCGAGGCGCTATGAGCCGGGATATCACAAGTGGCATGGCCGAGGCGCTCGACAGTGCTGATCTGCAGCCTGCGATCTTTTTTGAGGGAGAATTCCCGTCCGGCATGGTGCGGATCTGGACGGGTCCGGGTCCGATAGACTGGAACGGCAAGACCTGGACCGGCGTCGGCGTGCTCCTTGGCCTTGGCGCTCTGGAAGAAACCTCAGATGTTGTGGCCTCTGGGACGACAGTGTCGCTCTCAGGTGTACCGCTGGATCTGGTGGGGCTTGCGATCGATCAGGCGCGCCAGGGTCAGGCAGGGCGCATTTGGCTGGCGCTGCTGACGGAGGACCGCACGGTGATTGCCGATCCTGTGCAGGCCTTTACAGGCCGTCTCGATGTGCCGGAACTGCAAGAGGATGGGCAGAGCTGCAGGATCACAATCAGCTATGAGAGCCGGCTCATTGATCTGAGTGTCCCGCGCAACTGGCGCTATACACATGAGAGCCAACAGGTCCTGCACCCGGGGGATCGTGGGTTTGAGCATGTGACGGCCATTCAAGATCAAGAGATCACTTGGGGGCGCGGCTGATGAAACAGAACCGCATTGTCACTCATGTTGCCACCCGCGTGCCCCATTGGGAGCAGGTCTTGGCGAACGCGATCCAGCAGGCCAGCGCGCGCCCGTTTGTCTGGGGCCAACACGACTGCGCCACCTGGGCCTTTGACTTGTATCGCGACCTCACAGATGGCCCGGATCATGCGGCCTTATGGCGGGGGCGCTACCGTACAAGGGTCGGCTGCGGGCGGGTGTTGCGCCGGCTTGGCTGGACAAGCCTTGAAGACGGCGGGCGCGCTTTGTTGGGCGACCCGCTTGATGATGTGCGGCTCGCGCATCGTGGCGATCTGATCTTGGGCGGAGAGCAGGAAGCCTTTGGCGTCGTCATCGGCGCTAAGGCCGTTTTTGTCGCGCCTGAAGGTCTGGTGCGCCTGTCCCTTGCAACCTGCCGTCTCGCCTGGAGGACGTGATCTATGCCACCAGTGGTTCTAGGTGCTGTCGCTCTCGGGGGCGCTGCCATTGCCGCAGGCGGTGTGGCCGCGGCTTTTGCGGCGACGGGTCTGGTCGGCTTTGCCGCCCAGTTCGGGGCGTCGATGCTGCTCTCGGCGGCCGCACAGGCGTTGATGCCGACGCCAAGCCTGGGCCAGATGGAAATGAAGGCCCGTACGGTGACGGTGCGCGAGCCGGTGATGCCCCGCGAAATGGTCTACGGCCGCACGCGCAAGGGCGGTGTGATTGTGTTCCTGCATGCGACGGGGGCGAAAGACAAAGACCTGCATCTGGTGATCGTCTTGGCCGCGCACCGCATCAAATCCATTGGGGCCATCTATTTTGAGGGCGAAGAGGCGGTGGATGCCTCAGGGGCTGCCCAAGGCCGTTGGGCGGGCAAGGTTGCCGTTGAAACCCGCCTCGGGACTGAGGATCAAGCCGCCTTTGCAGGGCTCATTGCGGCGGCGCCGGAGCATTGGACCGACGACCACCGTCTAGCGGGCTGTGCCGCGATCTATTTGAAGCTGACCTATGACGCAGATGCCTTTCCGGGCGGCATTCCAAACATCACCGTCGATCTCGAAGGCAAGGCCGACATTCTTGATCCCCGGACCGGTGCGCAGGCCTATACCGACAATGCGGCGCTCTGTGTGGCAGACTATATGGCCCATCCGACCTATGGCATCGGGGCCGTGATCGGCGGTGCAGACGGGATCGAGACCGACAGTCTCATTGAGGCGGCCAATATCTGCGATGAGGCTGTGCCATTGGCCGCAGGTGGGACCGAGCGACGTTATACCTGCAATGGTGTGGTCTCGCTCTCGGAGACGCCCAAAACCATCATCGAGGCCATGCTCACGGCCATGGCAGGGCGCTGCATTTGGCAAGCGGGCCAATGGCGCATGCGGGCGGGGGCCTACCGGGTGCCAGACACGACGATCAGCGCCGATGATGTGCGCGAGGGTGGCATGACCCTGACCACACGGCAAAGCCGGGTGTCAAACTTCAATGCGGTGCGGGGCCAGTTCGTGAGCCCCGAGAACAGCTGGCAGCCTGATGACTTCCCGGCTTACGCCAGTGAGGCCTACCGGTTGGAAGACAATGGCGAGCGGGTCTGGCGGGATATCTCGCTCCCGTTCACGATCTCCGCGTCCATGGCGCAGCGGCTGGCCAAGATCGAGCTAGAGCGCGCGCGCCGGCAAATGAGCCTAAAGGTGGCGGGCAAGTTGAAAGCCTGGCGCGTTGCGGCCGGAGAGACCACTTACGTGCACTACGCCCGCTGGGGCTTTGGCGGCGCGGCTCTGCCCGAGGGCAAACCCTTTGAAGTTGAAGCGGTGCGGCTGGATCTAAGCCAAGTTGGAGCGGGTCCGCGTCTGGCACCGGAACTCCTTCTGCGGGAAACCTCTCCCCTCATTTACGACTGGGATGCGTCGGAAGAACAGATTTATGCGGAAGCACCACGCACGACGTTGCCAACGGCTTTTGACATCGCGCCACCGGGTGCGCCGCAGATCACGGAAGAGCTTTATGTGACGCGCGATGGCTCTGCGGTGAAAGTCCTGGCGCGGATCGCCTGGGAGCCCGCAGCCTCGGGGTTTGTCGATACCTATCAGGTGGAGACGCGGCGCAATGGCGGTGACTGGCTGGACCGGGGCCGCACCTCCGGCACGGTGATGGAGCTGCGCGACATCCAGCCAGGTCAATGGGACGTGCGGATCAAGGCGATCTCGGTGTTAGGGGTCTCGTCGGCCTGGCGCGAGGGGGCTTTGGAGATCGTGGGGCTCACGGCGCCACCGGCGGCACTCACAGGGCTGACCATCCAGTCTGCCGGCGGTCTTGCCGTGCTGAAATGGCAGCGTTCCGTTGATGTGGATGTGCGCGTGGGCGGCAATGTCATTATCCGTCACAGTAAGGAAATGGCGGCCACCTGGGCGAACTCCACGCTGATGGACCGGGTCTCAGGCGGTGAGGCGATTGCGGTCGTGCCCCTGAAACCCGGAACTTATCTGCTGCGTGCCGAGGACAGCGAAGGGCGCATTGGTCCTGTCAGTACGGTGAGCACCAAGGGCGTGCAGATCCTGAGCTTTGCGCAGCTGAATACGCTGGCAGCTGAGCCAGGCTTCCCCGGCCTGAAAACCGGTCTGGTGGCCACCGCCGGGATGTTGAAACTGCAAACCGGAACGGATGCTAAAGGGTCACCCGTCGTACTGGCGACTGAAGGGCTCTATCAGTTCGATGGCCTTCTCGACTTTGGCGCACTTCGGCGCGTCCGTCTGCGCTCGGACATCTTGGTCGGGGCGTCGGCTCTGTCGGATTACATCGATGACCGCATGACGCCCATTGATGCTTGGGCGGATTTTGACGGCTCCGAGGGCGCCGATATCGACGTCGTGCTCGAGGTGCGCGAAACCGATGATGACCCAGTAGGTGCAAACCCCGCTTGGGGACCTTGGGGGCGGATCGACAACAGCGAAATCGAGGCGCACGCGGTTGAGGCACGCGCCTGGCTCAGAACCAGTGATCCGGCCTTCACGCCGATCGTCTCGGAATTGCGGCTGATAGCGGATGAGGTGGTTTGAGGACATCCCGTTTGTGCAGGGCGTCCCTTCGCTGTCGTTCGGCTGCGCCTCAAACGGGAACAGCCGCACGCAGTTTTATTGAGAAACGGGAAATCCACTTATGGCGCAGACCCCAAGCTTTGTGATCATCAACGACAACGGGGCGGCCGTGCGCGCCCAGATCAACCAGATTGTCGCCGCATTGCGCTCCACCAGCAGCGGTGCGGTGGAACCTACGGCAACCGCGCCCGGCATGCTGTGGCTCGATACCAGCACCACGCCGCCGACGCTCAAGCTGCGCAATCTGGCCGATGCCGCCTTTGAGCCGCTGCTTGATGGTGGGGAGTACTGACCGATGCCACGAAATGAACATGACCACAGGAGGCGCCCATGACTGAGCCGGGCTTTTTGGAAACGCTGAACAGCCTGTTTGGCGGGGCGGTGACGACGCTGATCGGGGCCTTTACCGGACGGCTGATGTATCACTCGGGTGAGGTGAAGCTGGGCCGGCGGCGGTTTTTTGGCAAGGAGCTCTTGTGGGAAATCCCTGTCGCCATCGGCATGGCGATTATTGGCGAGGCTGTTGCAAGTCACTTTGATCTGGGCCAGCCGGTGCGCACAGGTCTTGTGGCCACTCTGGCCTATCTGGGGCCGCGCGGTGCGGAGGCCCTGATGACAGCCTGGCTCTGCCGCAAGAAATAGGCGCGCATCTGCCTGGTCATCTCTTGATGTTCAGCAGGGTGACGCCATCTGAATGCCAATGATTGGATAAAGGGAGGCGCTTTCTTATGACTGATATTGCGCAGGTTCTCAGCAAGGTATCCGCCGCGGCTGATCCGGTCGACGTTCTGCGCGCTGCGGTTTTGTCACAAGATGGGTTTTGGCCCGCGCAACAGGCGGGCGTTGGGATCTATGAAGTTCAACTCTTTGGCGTGGTCGGCATTGGCCCGTCGCTAGCGGCCGCAGTGGATGACTGGGTTGTGCAAGCCAATGCGTATGCGCGCACAGCCGCCTAAAGCAGGCGCCGCCTAATCAGCCCAGCCCGCAGGGCTCAGCAATTATTTTACGACCACCACAGCCGCCCTCCGGGGCGGCTTTTTGCATGGGAGAACAACATGACACCTTTTGAAATTGCCCGCGGGTATATCGGTACTACCGAGGGCCCAGGCCCCGCGAACAACCCCGTCGTTATGGAGATGTATGCCTCGGTCGGTCACGATTGGGTGGAGCACGACTCTGTGGCCTGGTGCGCCGCCTTCGTCGGGCATTGTCTGGAGCAGGCGGGCATTCGCTCGACGCGCAAGCTGACGGCGCGGTCCTATCTCGAGTGGGGTGTGCCGGTGGAGATTGCGGACGCGCAGCCTGGCGATATCGGTGTGATCCCGCGGGGTTCTTCGAGCTGGCAAGGGCATGTGTTCTTCATCGATCGCATTGAGGGAGCCTGGGTTTGGGGGCTTGGCGGCAATCAGTTTGATGCGGTGAATGTGAAACGCTATCCGGTCTCAAAACTCTTGGGCGTGCGGCGGGCTGGGAATGTGGCACCATCAGTGGCCCTATCCGTCAAGGCAGTGCAGCGCCGGTTAAAGGATCTCGGATATCACGAGGTCGGCCGCATCGACGGAGACATCGGTCCACGCACGCGCGCGGCGATCCTCGCGTTCCGCGATGATCATGCCCTGCCGCTGGTTCCCATCATTGATGTGGCGCTGGAGGAGGCATTGGACGTGGCGTCACGGCGAACGGTTGCGCCGGAACGTGCTACAGGCGCACCCGAGAACAGCCGCATCGTGACGGCAGCGAATGCGCAAATCGGGCTCGGAGTTCTGGGGGCTGCAGGATCCATCACCTCTCAGATCGCACCAGCATTATGTGAGGCCGAACAGGCACGCGATACAGCCTCCCGGATCTTTGCGCTCGCAGGTCTGGAGGCGTGGCTGGCCGTGGCCCTGCCATGGATCGGGATGGCGATGTTTGTCGGTGTCATCCTCTATGCGTTCAAGGGACGGTCCGCCCGCATTGAAGATCACCGGACAGGGCGCACGCCATGATCACCGTCGTCCGCGCACTTCTGAGTGGCATTGGCAGGCAGACTGTTCTTTACGGCGCAATCGCTTTGGCTGTCCTAGCTGCCCTCTGGATTGCTTTCCGCCAGGGCCGCCAAGCGGCCGAGGCCGAGTTTACCATCCGCCGAGCCGATGCACGCGTCAGATCTATGCAAACCTCAAAGGACATCCGCCATGACGTGCAAAACACTGACCTCGCTGATCTTGAGCGTCGCGCTGACCGCTGGATGCGGGATTAACCCGCGCAGTGTGTATGATGATTGCGATTGGGCAGAGCCTATTCGACCGTCGCGGCAGGACGTTCTGAGTGACGTGACGCTGGCGCAGATTGTGGCCCATAACGAGGTCGGCGCGCGGCTATGCGGGTGGCGGCCCTGAAATTGATCGTTGGCGTTCAGTTGCGGCCGCAACACTGCTTGTATTTACGGCCCGAGCCACAGGTACATGGATCGTTCCGGCCTGGGCGCTTACCTGCCTGAAACGGCTGGCCCGGCAGGTTGGCTGGCGCTTTTCCAGCGAGTTCTGGGCGAGATTGGTGGAGGATCGTCACCACGCACCCCGGAATCAGATCAGGCGCTTCGAGGTCGATCTGGTCGATCTCTTCCTCCGTGAATTTGCTATTTCCTGTATAGATGTCCTGCAGTGCCATCATGAAAATCAGTGTGGCCTGTGTTTCTTCATCGGCGGCGTCGAGCAGGTTTGACCAGGCATCCGGTCTGAGGCCCATCGCGCGGGTAAAGCCATCGATCCATGGCTCCCACATCGTCTCGTCGCTGTTGGGGTCAATCTCGTAGATAGGTTCAACCCTCAGCGTGCGCGTGATCGCGTCGGCAACGGAATTGTAATGGGCCATGACGGCTCCGATTGTTTCTTCGGCCGCCTGCGGGTTGGGAAACGCGGCGTCGCCGGTTTCTCCCCAGACATGTGGCAACCATTCCGATGGTGCAATCATGTCCGGACAGGTCAGTACGCCGGTCACATACCCATCCAGCTCGCTGAGCGTCATGGGCATGTTCTGAGTGGGCAGCGCATGCAGCAACTGGCTCAGGTGATCGAGATCTTGATCGGATTGTCCCATGTGCATTCTCCCGGCATTTCCGGGGGGTTTTCTAACCTTGCGTTTGCCAAGTCGCAATCCGGCGCAATCCCGGCTTTTGGAGTAAAACATGACAACCACCATTGTCACGGAGGGCCCAGCCGTGCTGATCGGCTACGCATGGCGGCTGCAGATTGAGGCGGAGGCGCCGGTCTTTGCCGAGGGTGCCATTTATGCGGGTCAAATCCGTGGGCGGCCAAGCGACGCTGAGGTCCTAGCCACACTTTCCAGCGCCGATCACGGCATCCTGCGGATCAGCGACACCGTGCTGGAACTGGCGTTACGCCCGGACCAAACCGCTGTTCTCGCACCCGGACGTGTTGTGCTTGATCTCGTGCGAACCAATCTCGCACCTGATCTGCACTTGGGCTTTCTCCTGGAACTCCCGGTCATCTTGCCGGTGACGCGCGGGCTTGTCCCATGAATGCCGCCAGCTCTCAAACCGGACCCATCACGATCACCGCACCGATCAAGGTCAGCGTGGTGACCGGGCCGCTGCGGATCCGCCTTGGTGGCCAGCCGGGCCCAGAGGGCAAACCCGGTCCACCCGGTGACAAAGGCGATCAGGGTGATCCCGGCATCACCATCCTGCCCACCAACACCCCAATCAACGGAGGCTTCTTCTGATGGCCAATACGATCCAGTTCAAACGCCGCCAGGCCGGCAATGCTGGCGCGCCTGCTGCGCTCAAATCCGGCGAGGTCGCCCATAACGAGGTCGACGATACGCTTTATATCGGCAAAGGCGATGATGGGAGCGGCAATGCCACAGCCATCGTGCCGCTGGCGGGTGCGGGCGGGTTTGTCGCCCGCGTTGGCAGCCAGACCATTGGTGGCGCAAAGACATTCGCGATTGCGCCAAAATCAAGCCAGGACGCCAGCGGCAGCACCGATCTTGTGCGCAAATCGCAGTTTGATGCGGGGCTGGCGGGCAAAGCGGCGGCAACCCACGGTCATGCAATCTCGGAGGTGAGCGGGTTGCAGGCCGCTCTTGATGGGAAATCCAGCGACGGGCACGGCCATGGCATATCGGATGTGACCGGTTTGCAGTCGGCGTTGAGCGCGAAGGCTCCGGTGAACTCGCCAAACCTGACTGGCACGCCTACCGCGCCGACGGCCACTGGCGGGACCAATACAACCCAGCTAGCCACGACGGCTTTTGTGCAAACCGCACTGGCAGGCTTTGGTGCCGGGGATATGCTCAAATCCGCTTATGATGCGGACAACGATGGTAAGGTTGATGCGGCTGAGGTGGCAGACAGCGTGCCTTGGGCAGGTGTCACAGGCAAACCCGCCACCTTTGCCCCAGCGGCCCACAGCCATGCGATCTCGCAAGTCAGCGGCCTTCAGGCGGCGATTGAAAGCAAAGCCGGGCTTGCCTCACCTGCCTTGACCGGCACGCCGAGTGCGCCGACGGCATCAAGTGGCACCAACACAACCCAGATCGCGAATACAGCTTTTGTACAGGCCGCCATCGCAACCCTGATTGATGCAGCCCCTGGCGCGCTGAACACCTTGAATGAGTTGGCTGCGGCCTTGGGCGATGATCCCAACTTCGCAAGCACCATCACCAATGGGCTGGCGGGCAAGCTGGCTGCAGCATCGAACCTTGCAGATCTGCCCAATAAGGCGACGGCGCGGTCCAATCTGGGGCTCGGCTCGCTGGCTGTGCAAGCGGCCAATGCAGTGGCCATCACCGGCGGGAGCATTACTGGCATCGCACTTGATGGCGGCACGTTCTGATCCGCTTTGATCCTTCCCTCAATTGAAGCTGAACCGCAGGAGGCCCTATGGCCAGCACAATCCGTATGAAACGATCCGGCATCGCGACAAAGGTCCCAACCCCGACCCAGCTCGATCTGGGCGAGCTCGCGATCAATACCCGGGATGGCAAACTCTTCCTCAAACGCGCGGATGGCAGCGAGGAGATCATTGAGGTCGGTGCCCGTTGGGGGGCATTCACGGCCCATGCTGCGGGGTCAAGCCTGACTTTCCGATATAATGGCACCGACGTGATGACGCTCGACGGCTCCGGCAATCTGACGCTGCTGGGCGATATCACCGCATTTGGGAGCCCGTAAACCATGGCGCTTCCATCGACAGGTTCGATCTCGCTCAGCCAGGTGAACACCGAACTTGGCCGTGCCTCTGGCACTACGATCTCGCTGGGGGACGCGGGTGTGCGCGGGCTGGCGGGCGTGGCCAATGGTGCCATCGGGCTCGGCAACTTGCGCGGCAAATCTGCCCAGTTCACGCACACGATCACCACCCATCAGCTGGAGCTGAACCTGCACACATATCTCCAAGCGCAAGGCTGGGATGGCACAAGCAAAGTCGAGGTGACGGTGGCCGCCGGCATCTACATCTGGTCGGATACCGCCACAACGCCAGCCCTCGATATGGGTGGGGCCTTCCCGGGCGGGCTGACGCTGGTCAATCGTGGCTTTATCATGGGCAAAGGCGGCGACGGCGGTTACCAGCTGACAGACCGTACCAGTTACGTCGCACCGACATCAGGCGGGCCGGCGATGGGCCTGACAGGTCCAATCACCATCAACAACAGCACCGGATATATTGGCGGCGGGGGTGGTGGCGGTGCAGCGGCAACCGGCAGCCCCATCGCGATCCTGAATAACCCATCGCACAGCCCCGGTGGCGGCGGTGCGGGTGGCGGGCGTGGCGGGCCGATGCCTTACGGCAATACATCAAGCCTTGTGCTGGGCGATTTTGGCCTCGGTGGTGCAATCGGCCAGCAGGGTTCAGTGGCTACGAATTCGAACAACTGGGCCGGAGCAACCATTCCAAACCACGGCGGAGCCGGTGGTGCGGGTGGCGCCGGCGCCACAGCTGGCGGCGGTATTTAGGAGGATACAACATGGGAAGTGGTAGTGGCGGTGGTCCGCTCAAAATTGGCGGGATATCAGGTCAGGGTGGCGGGCGCATTCTACCAGGGACGGGCGGCGGTGTCGGAGAACTGATCCTCAACGCGAGCCGGATTGACGTGACGGCCAACGTTGCGGCGGGGCAGCCGGATTATCGACCGGCCCCGCCTTTTGGGGCCGCGTTTGATACATACTTCGCAGCACCTGGCGGCGGGCCCGGACAACCCGGTAAGGGCGATGCGTTTGCAGTTTATATCGCCGTAAATACCAATGATGGTACGACAGCACCTGTGACACCGACGTCTGGTGGTGGGGGTGGATGGGGCGCAGCTGGTGGCTCTGGCACGCAAATCATTGATTTTGCTCCCCAGAAAGGCGGCAATCCCGGCGCTGCCGGTGGCAAGGCCATCAAAACAAACGGGTATGCCGTCACTTGGCTCGGCGGCTCAGATCGCGCATACGGAGCAATCGGATGAAAACGTCCCTACAGTTTTTTAAAGACATGGGCGTCTGTGATGGCGCATACGCTGTGCTTGAGCGCGTGTTTGAGCAGGCCGGTGTGACCGAGTTTGATTACGCCCAAGGCTATCAGTTGATGCTGGGCATGATGGACCAGCTTGAGGTCGAGGCTGCCCAAAGCGGCGACCCGGATCATGCCACCGCCGAAGGCTGGCTGGCTTGGTGCTATGAGCTGCGCACCCGGCCCGAGGCTATCGTGTATTTTGGGGATCATATCGCAGAGGACGTATTCCGCACGGCGGACGGGCAGCTGCATGACACGCTGGAGGCCGCGCGCGATCATGATCGGCACCGCTACGCCGAATTGCGCAGCGATCATGCCGCGGCGCGGGTGATCAACGGGGTGCGGTTTGGCGAGGGCGGCGCAGAGACTTGGGAGGTGGTGGATCCAGCGCAGGACGATCTCGCGGGCTTTGATGCCTTCGTTTGGCATGATAGCACCACCGGGCTGAACCACCGGACCGACAGCGCGGCTGAGGCCGCCAAGTTTGATGCCGAGCAGGCGAAAGTCCTCGATGCGATTGAAGCCGCAGAGCGAGCAGCGCGGATCGAACGCAGGATCAGTGATGAGAGTGGGGCGTTTGCGGTTTGGGTGACTGTGAAAGATGGGTGAACCGATAACCCTCGCGATGGTCAACCAACAGCTTGGCAAGCCTGCATGGCCAGATCAGGTATTGCTAGCGCCCCGCACAAACCCGACCACCATGTCCCATATGAACAAAACGGGCAGCGCAATAAGCCATAACAAAAACACAAGCAGCTTCGCGCCAAAGACGACGGTAAACACCGCCGCCATGATCAGCATGTACATAATCTGAAGTTGGGCCGCCTTTTTGCCCCGCAGCTGCACGCCAGCAATCTTGAACGACGAATACTGCGGCTTGAGAAAGTTGAAGGTCCCTGCCTTGTTCTTCATCGACGCGCTGACACCGGTCTTGGACAAGTTGAAACCAAGTGGTCCTGCTCGCCAGCGGCCGATCAGTTGAAACCGACCGTTTTGAAAAGCAACCCGCGTGCCATTTGCGATCCGCGTTGAGGCGCGCACACCCTTTGACGAATTGGCAGTCAGATTGACCCGGCCGACCTTCTGTTCGGCACGAACTGCCACACCGCCCGTGCGCGAGGCACGCGTATATTTGCCCCGGTGCTCGATGCGGACCTGCTTGCCGTCTTCGTCTTTCTTGCCAAGTCCGAACATCAGCGTGTCTTTAAGCCCGCCAGCGTCTGGACCTGATCGATCGTGTCTATCGCATCTTCAAGCGTCTTTTCACAACCGAACTTTTCGCGGTCAGTCATGTTAGGGTTGCCCTTGATCGCTGCCAAACCAGCTTCAATAGAGCCACGCAGCTCCGCCCCAGCATCAGCCGTCAGTAGAACGCTCTGGCCTAACATTATTTGCAACATCATGTTCTGCGCGACAAGCTGGCCAGACAGCACTTCAATATCATCTTTGCGTTTCAAATCCATCTCTCCACTGATCTGTACGTGAGTATTGTCATTGGCTTAAGTCCGCACATACGTCACATAAAACCCCTTCAGCATCCTGTGCTCCTGCATTCGGTCGCTGAGCGAAAACCCACCAGTTTTCACAGGCGCTTGAAAGATATCCAGCCCACGATCGAGGACGATCTTCCAGCCGGTATCCGTGACAATATCCCGGGCATGCGCTGTACCCGACGCATCAAAGCCCCATGTGAACTCGACCCCGGACCCAAGGCAGGCCGTGCTGATCGATTCAAGCAGTTCGCGCTGCTGTCCGACATTACCATCATCAGCGCCGGTCACGAGATGAACGGCAACCTGGTCTTCCGGCGCCTTACGGCGGATGACCATTTCCACAAATTCCATCATGTTGCGGGTCTGATAAAAGTAGCGGATGTAGGGATCGGTCACGATGATCCGCGAAGCACCATCAATATAGGGCCCAAAAAGAGTGTCATAACTGACGCCCTTGCGGTTTTCCGTGAAGACTTTGTGGCCTTCTTCAAGGACTGGCGTCACCGGGTCTGCTTGTTTGCCTTGGTCCTCGACAGGCTCTGATACGGTCGCAGGTGCGCCTGCGCCAACGTCCTCCCCTGTTGCAGCCTCTGCAGATGTCTCCTCTCCTTCCTGGCCCTGCTCCTTTGGATCAAGTGCCGGCTTAAGATGATAGAACTGCGGAAACTCTTCCTCCTCAACCGTCGTGACTGATCGCTTCTGACCGTCAGAGCCCACGTAATGGAAATCCACATCCGGATAGGTGCTGTCGATCCGGGCCAGCTGGTCTTTCACCCGTTTGCGGCTTTCCATTGCAATCCGCAGCATATCCTCGACGTCATCCTCCGTTTCGCCCCCGTCTGGAAAAATGAGCTTGAGATAGCCTGACAGCGTTTTGAAAATTGCATCGCGGTCGCGCGTCGAGATTTGCGCCCCCACCTTAAAGAACGCATCCGCCCGATTGGAGAAGTCATCCGAGCGCAGCTTGCGCAGAATCTCGGCCAGGTAATCCACGATGAACCCATAGCCGGAAGTGAACATTTCGGTGCGGATTACGTCGATTTCCCAGCCCGGCAGATAAGCGTGCAGACGGTCGATGAATGCTGAATCGTGGAACTGCGCCGGAAGCGCTTCAAAAAGATCGCTGTTTTTGAGCATGAACGGCACGTTGTGGTCGGTGTTGCCCACAAACGCAAAGCTGGCCTCAGCTCCAATGGAGGTCACGCCACGCGAGAATGATTTATTGGCCATGTAATTCTTCATGATGTCGACCAAGGCCCGATTGGCCTTCTTGTCGCGACCGGCAAATTCGTCAAAGGCGACCACATCCCAGAACCCGACGAGACCAATCCGGCCATTCGCGTTGTTCACAAAAAGCTTGGGGGTCGAGACTTCGCCTCCCGAGATCAGCTGACCATGCGGCGAGAACTCCGAATAGATGTGAGATTTACCGGTGCCCTTCGGGCCCAGTTCGATCATGTTGTAATTGCGCTCAACAAACGGAATCAGCCGCATCAGTTGCAAAAGCTTGCTGCGCCGTCCGAACGCCTCTGGATTGAACCCGATGCTCTGCATCAAAATGTCGATCCACTCATCCGTGGTGAAGGCCGCGCGTGCTGACTTGAATTGCTCAAAGTCGACCTTGGCAATCTGGATCGGCTTGATGGCTTCCAAGATCCAGGGCGAGACCCGGGCATCCTCGGAGTATTCATATTGCACATCGGCAATCGACCAGACGCCTGTGACAAGTAGCTTCGGGTGTTGTTTTACCGTGCCACTGTCCACGGCAACTTTTTTGATCCCGAGGTTTTCAAAAGTCGCCTCGTAACTGTCGGTCTTCTCATTCAGCGCCACGCTGACCATGTCGATGACCTTGTACCGGCCCTTTTCCTTGATCGTGGACTGGATTAGCCCCGCCTCACTGCGGTGGACATAATGTTTGCGCAGGATGTCCTTGACCGTCTCAATGCCCGTTTGGATCGATGCTTCATCATCGGTCGCGCAATATTGGCCCAGCAGATATTCCAGAACATAGGTTGGGACGATGGCATTGCCCTTAACCGCCTTCACCAGGTCTTTGCGCACCACAAAGCCCGCGAAGTGTTCATTGATCTTGGCGTTCAGGTCACTCATGGGCTCGGTCCTTAAAAGTCGAAGTCTGTGGAAATGCCGCGTCGCAATTGCAGCCGTTGGCTGGCGTAGTCCTGATAATGACTGGTTTTGCCGATCCGCTCGCGCAGCTTCAAAAACACATCTTGATTGTTGTAGTCATCCGCCGCCCGGGTCAGCAGGAATTTGCAGGGCATTTCGCGCTCACGTGCGTTGGGCGACGTGTAATCAAAGGTCAGAACATGTTCATCCGAGATCAATGTGCCATCGGCGGCATAGATGCCCGCCATCAGGTCGCGGGCCTGAATTTTCTCTGACACAGCCTGGCCTTGATAGAAGGTGATCGCCATCTGGCCCGAACTGATCAGGGTGCGCCCTGTGACAATGATCTGCACCTCGACCTGATTTACATCCGCCAAGCGTTTCTTTCCAACCCGGATGACGGGAACGACGATTTCCTGCAATGTGGCGCCGCCGTGCACGAAGCGGCTGCCCGCCCCTTTAACACGCAGGCGGTTCAAAGAATTTGGGATCAGGACATCCAGCGCACCCGAGAGCCTCAGATCTGCAGCGGCGTATTTTTTCATGCCTGTGGTGTCGCGCAGTCCCTTACCGATGACAAAGCGCCGGTTGCGCATCAAGATTTCATCCCCATCAGGATCTGCCAGCGCAAATGTGGCCTCATCCAAAGACTGGTGCTGATAAAGAAAGCCGTGGTCAGCGGTGATCAAGATGTTCGAGAAATTCGCTGACGTGAGCTTGCGCACAAGCTTGAGCAGATCCTCAAGCGCATCTTCCACTGCGTCAAAGGTCTGATCTTCTGTGGCGCGTTTATCGCCAATGGCATCGATCCTGTTGTGATAAACGTAAACAATATCATGGTCGCGAAAGAGGTCTTTGCCCTCATCCGTGCGCATTCCCATAATATCCTCGGCAGAGATCGTCTTAGCGCGGTCGCCGACACGCCCAGCCGCCAAGCGCTTCTCACGCGCCTGCAGACCCACTGTGTTGGCTCCGTCTGCCAAAACTGTCCCATTGCCATCTGCTGCCAGCTCAAGCGTGCTGTGAGGCAGGAGTGCGGCCATGCCGAGCTGCGTATAGCTTGGCAAGGATGAAATCATCGGTTTAAGATCAGCATCGAACCGGTTCAGCCCCCGGATGCGACGCAGGCATTCCTCTGCCACCTCATAGCGCAGCGCATCAGAAACAATCACGACAACCTTCTGGTCCTGCCGCCGGAACATCGCCGCTTGATCGCGGTAGAAATCTCCCTGCTTGGGGTATCCGGTAATCTCCCACGCGGCGGTCTTCGCCAGATGATCTTGCCAAGCGTCGTTCATGGGCCGCACAAAGGAGTTCGTGTACCGGTTCTCGACCGCCTCAAAGAGCTCGCCCAGAAGCGATGATTGCCCGGCCTTCTGGAAGTGGAAAATGAACTTGCGATAAAGCTGATCAAGACGGTACCAGCTGCTGGTGTAACGCTTCACACCCTCGGCCAGGCTGGACATGCCAAGGTTGATCTCCGCAAGTGCTTGTTGGAATTCGGTGGCAAAAGCGATCGCTTGGTAGGTATCGGCATATCCCGCGAACCAATGGCTTTGACGACGTTGCCGGACCCATTTCAAGACATCCGGGGCACTGACAGTTTGGGTGGACATCGCATGCACTAGACCGCGGATAATGTGCCGGTCGATTTCCTCGAACGTATCCATCCCCATGACAGTGCGGACTTCACGTCCCGTCAGGTCACCCGCGATATTGAGCAGTTCTTGATACTTGGTCGCAAGGCTGGTGAACGCCTCACCGCTTGTGCGCGCGTTCTTCCAGCGGCTGAACACCAGGCTTGCCTCATCGTTGAGCTCGCCTGTCTCGCCCAGGGCATGCGCATAGGCCGATTGAAACAGCGTAATCCCGAAATCTTCAAAATCCGGTGCGTCGGATTGATATCCGTAGTCCTGCGCAACCTGCTTCCAGAAGAAATCCGTGAGGTTCGCACGCGCCATTAAGCGCAGGATGTCGTCACGGTTTTCAGCTAAATCGCCCAGCAAGGCCTCAATCACTGTGTCGAGACGTCCGGTCACCCCCGCGCAGACTGCCAGCATCTTTTGGCGCACTTGGGTCTGGGTATCCGTTGGGGTTGCCAATCGCTTTAGGGCTTCGATGCGCCCTTGCGAGCGGTAGAACTCCATGTGGTCACGCACGACCGCTTCCAATTGCGTGGGCAGGCCCAGTTCCGCCAGCCATATCGCCGCTTGATCAGCTTTAAACACCGAAGTTGCAAGCTGCAGATCCAACAGCCAGTTTGCAGCATCCTGCGGTGCCGGGCCGTCATGAAACACCAAAAACCGTGTCTCTGGCTCTTGTCGCAGCATGCGGTGTTTCAACCCAAACTCGTTATTTGCGATCTCGACCTTCGTGACATCGGGAAGATCTACGGCCTCGAACGTGTCTCGCATGTCGCGGTCTGCATCATACCAAAAGACAATTCGGTGATCATCAAACTGTCGTCGCAGGCTGGCGGAAATACGATCAGTCATTCTTGGCTTCCAACCCGGGAATTTTTTTCAACGCGGTGCCGAACTTCGGGTAATTCGCTTTGACGCCATCGTCGAGATCAATTTCGATCTTTTGCTGCGCCATCGGAAAGACCACATCGCGTTCCCAGGCATTCAGCTCTTCAATCTGTTTACCGACACCAGCCATATCTTTCAGCGCCTTGGTGCGCTGGGCCTGGCCAGCACTTGCGTCATCAGACAGCTTTTCCAGCCGCCCGCGTTCGCCCTCAAGCTTGCTGATGTATTCGCGCAAGTAGTCGTTCAGCACGACCGAGACGGTGTCAGAGCGGTAGCGGTGCATATAGACCAGCGCCTGAAAGCTGCCCTTGGAGCTGGAGAACAACCAGTAGATCGGGCGTTTCTTGTAGCGCTTCACGTGGTCGGCGTAAAAGTCCTTGGTGAAGTATTTGCGCAGGTCCTTGCCAAGCGCGTCCTCGATATAGCGCAGGTTTTCTTGGAAATGGTCCTCGCCGAAGGTCACGCGCAGGAACAGGCGAAAGCGCTCTGTGATGTCGTCGGCGAACCAATCCGCGTCGAGCACAGGGATGACGTTGTCATCGTCGGGCGTGAAAGACGGCTCGGGGATACGGGCGAGGTATTCAGCCAGTGTCTCGCCCTGATTGGCGAGGATCAGGCCGGGGGCATCAACGCTGTAACGGCCGAACATGCAGCCCACGGCGTAGGAGAGGAACTCGGCCATGGTATCGGCGCGCAGGCGGGCCTCGTTGGCCGCCGCGTCGTTCTTGATGCCATAGCGATAGGCGGGGTTGCAGGTGAGAGTGATTTCGTTCAATGGCACCTCGGGGGTCAGCTCGTCTTGCAACCCGTAGGCGTCGATGAAGATGCGGTTGTTCTCTTCCTCCAGCCGCTGCATTTCGTCCGTCATGCCCTGCCAATGGGTGCGCAGGGTGGTGTAGGTGTGTTCCATCGTCTCGGCGCGGTGGTCGGGGTGGAGCAGCGGGAGCGTAGTGAAATCCCATGAGGTTTCGTAGGCGTCCCAGTCAGACTTGGCGATGCCTACGGCACTATCGAAGATTTCAATTGCCGAATGTAAGTTCGGCTCCCTAATCGGAAGGTTCTCGATATTCTCAATGTTTGTATTCATTGTTGGATTTGTTGATTTCAACATTATTCTGCAAACATTAGAACAAAGAAAACCCAGCAGGGGTTCTATTCGTTGCGGCGGGTTTGGAAAAGCGATTGAACCTGCCACATCCCATAGGAAGCCCTCTGGACAATATCTCGCGGTGTAATCAGAGGACGTAATCAAAGTCCAAGTTAAACACGGTTGAAAATAATATTTGGAGTTCGTTGATCGGGATCTTACAAGATCTCGCCCTTCATTTTTCCAATTTAGAAGGTGCTCATTATTCCCATACCATTTGCGGCCCTCGCCACCTTTGGCGTAGGGGACCCAATATTGATTGTCTGTGGGTTCACTTGGTTTTCGGACGTTATTGTAACCTATCTCAGGCCAAAGCCTCAAAAAATGATCTGTTTTTCCAGTGATGATACCCTGTATCGGCGTAGCTTTAGAAACGAAGTTCTCACCACTGAATGCACTTCTGAATGTATCAGATAGCCAATACGAAATCGGGATACCCGGAACTTTCTCAAAGTCTTTTGCTGATGCGCGATAGAACCAGCCGCAATCGTTATTTTTGATGGCTTCCTGCATTTGAGCAGCTTTCTCGGCCTCATTCGCGCCATCCACAAGGCGCACATAGTTGCCTTTGAATGTAGCGTGGTGCGCATTTTGGAAGACAAAGGCCGTGGTCGAGACGACTGCGCCGCCAATGGTGTCAAAACCGCGTTCACCCAAATGCGCCATGGACAAGAGTGTTGCATTAGACAGCAGCTTGCCACGCAGCTTCTCAAAAGAGGAAAGGAACATCCAAGACTGCATGTTAATCATCGCCATCATGCCGTGGTTGACCGACATTCGAAGGGTTCGTTCCATGAAAATGGCAAAGAGGTCAGACTTGCTGTCCGGATACTGCTCCTTTGCGAAGTCTCCCAGCTTCCCGTTCATTTCTTTCGAGCCCATATACGGCGGGTTGGCCACTACCATGTGATACCTCGGCGACAACGCCTCTGCCATAAGCAGCACTTTTGCGAGGCGGTCCAGCACAGGTCGCAGTAACAGATCGCTGTCGAGCCGCTTGGCCTCCACCACCCGTAGCGCCTCTGCCGGATCGCGTAGCTTCGGCACGATCAACGATCCGAAGTTCTTGGCCTGCTCGAACTGCCCCAGCGTCTCGCGCAGCGCGTCCGTAAACAGATCGCGCCCCACCACGGCGGCGACGTCCTGCATCTCGGCATCGGTAAAGGCCACGTTTTGCAAAACGCAGATGTCGGGTTTCGCCTCCATCCGCAAAAACCGCCGCCGCCCCAGCTTGGCCGCCGCCTTCATCGCCAGCGCAAAGGCCGCCAGCGCGCCCGCGCGGTCATCAATCTCGACCCCCGTCAGGTTGTGCGTGAGGATCAGCGCGGGGATCTCGGTCGCGTCATATCCCTCTTCCTCGTAGATGGCGTAGAGCAAATCGAAGGCATAGGTCAGCATGTGCCCCGACCCGGCGGCGGGATCGCAGATGCGGATGTCCTCGGGCTTGGTGATTTTCAGGAAATCCGTCTCAGGCTCTTCCGGCGCGATGTAGTAGTCCATCCGCTCGGCCAGCTTGCTGTCAGGCCGGTTGAGCAACCAGAGCCGCCCCAGCGAGTTCTCCACCAGATAGCGCACGATCCAATGCGGCGTGAAGAGCTGCGTCGCGGCGGGGATGTTCTCGGCCGTGATCTTCTGGTTCTTCTTGAGGCCCGCGAAGACCTGGTCTTTTTTTTCCGAAATGTAGAACTGGTAGAGCCAGCCGATGATCTCGACATCTTGACAGGCATCATCCGTCATAACGGCGCGCACCTCCGCCAGGATGGAGGTTTGCGACAGCAGATCCTCGGGCATCAGCAACTCAGAATAGTCGTCGATCTGCTCGAACATAAAGGGCATCGGCCCGTGCCACTGGTTGCAGGCATGGACCAGCAGCAGCCGGTACGCCTCGGCCTGCGGATCGGACGAAGGGATACGACCATCCAGCAGCGCCACAACCCGTTCCGGCGCATCCTCAGGAAAGTTGCCCGCCATCGCCTCGGACAAGATTTCAGGGCGGGTTTGCCCGTCAGCAGGCGAGACGATCCCGACCGAGGTGTAATCATTGGCATCCATAAACCGCAGTGCAGTGAAACGGTTGAACCAGGTATAGGCCACTTGCTCAATGACCTGCTGCCTGCCGTCTCGCGCAATCGCCGCATCCAGATCCTTCATCGCTTGCGGGTGTTCGCGCCACGCAGCGCTGCCATCGACCAAAACAAGGTCAAGCTTGGAGGTGACCTGATCAATCAGCAGGTTGCGGGCCGCCTGGGCGAACTTCTTGAGTGCGTTGGTATCCATCAGACAATCACCTTCTTGCCTGCGCGGAGTTCCACCAGCAGGGTTTTCTTGATCTCTTCAAGGTAGCGGTCGAGATCGTCCTCATCAGCAATATAGGGCTGGCTGTAGCCATTCTTGATATCGGAAGCGTTCACATAGGCCACAGGCGCCGGAATGGGCGAGTTAGGGATATCATCATCATTGCCCACGGGTGCCACCGGACGCGCCAAAGTCGCGATCTCAGCCAACATCTGCGGCACCAGCCCCCGGCTGATCCCATTGGCGCGATCACGCAAAACCGCAATCCCCGACACCTGATCAAGGCCCGTGGCATGGGCTTCAAACTGCGATTGGATCCTTGCCTGATTGTCTGGCGACAAAGCCTGGAACTCTGCCGTCTGCAGAACTTTATCACGCGCGTCAGCAATCGCTGTTTGCACAGCCTTGCGTTCCGACAGCACCTGCAGGTCAACCTTTTCCTTCAATGACAGCAGATCAGATTTAAGCGCCTGGATCGACGACCCTTTAAAACACGCGGGATCATCCAGCACGCCGCGTATATGACCCGACGCCGCCTGATCAATATAGGCAAGGTTGGCATCTTGCGTAGCGAGGACCCCGCGCGCCTCATCATAAATGACCTTCTGGTTGCCTGCCATGAAGCTCTTGATCTTGTCTAGAATGTCTTCTTTGCTACTGAGCAAGTCATTCTCCTGCTTAATGGGCTCCGTGATGTACCACCCCGGCTG